TGGTTGGTAGTCTCCGCGCCGTTGGTATCGACGACGCTGATGCCGTCGATCTTCAGCTCGGTATGGGTGAGCATCAAGCCAAGGTGATGTTCACGCCAAGGGTACGCTGCCCGCAGGAGGTTGGCGGGGGTGTAAAAATTGACGGTGTCGTTGTGGGTGTAGCCCTTGACGACGTCGTTGCCGGACCCGTCGCCGAACTTGCCCGAGACGGCGAGCGAGATCGAGCCTTTGCCGCCGGGGAAGCTCTTACGCTTGCCCGAGAGCTTGTCCCAGAAGGGGCGCTTCTGGAGGGTCTGGCGGAAAACGTCCCCCTTGGAAAAGTAAAAGTCCAAGGCGGCATTGGCGATATTGGTGATTTCTCCGGCTGTGAAAGCCATTGGGGGTGCCTATTCAGGCACGCGACGTCCTCGACCGTTCCAGCCCCAGCAGGGCCGCTTCCATCATGGTCTTCGGGTCCGCGCGAGCCGATGGTTGCTGCGAATTGCCATTCGGCACGGGGTTCGTAGGACGGGGTCCGGGCATGAGGCGGCGGTACTGGGCAGTCACTTCGGCATGGGCGGCCTGGACGATCTCCAGGGCCTCCTGCGCCGAACCGATCTGCCCGCCACGCTCATGCAGGATCGCCTGCGTCGTCCGGCGGATGGCGTCGGCCTTTGCCCGATAATCGGGATCACGCGCAGCCAGTTGGGCCTCGTAGTTGGCGACAGAACGCTGGACGTCTTGCTGAACGGCCTGCACGCGCGAGGACTGGATTTCAGTCCCGCGCTGCTCGGCTATGGCGGCGGCCCGGGCGGCGTCGAAGCGCGTCCGCGCATATTCGCGCGCGGCTGCCTCGGTCATGTGGCCCTGCTGGACCCGCTGCCCGAGATCATCGGGCAAGACCAGCCCGAGATACTCCTGCGCCCTCCGCACGAAAGGCCCGACTTGCTGGTAGAAACTCTGCCAGTCCCCGACCCTGACGGCGGCGGCAAGGCTCACGGCCTTGACGATGTCGTCCGAGGACAAGTCGTTCTCGCGTGCGAAATTGGCGAGCTGCCCACCGATCTCGGCTACCGGCTCAAGCTGCGCGATGTGCTCGCGTAGCTCTCCCCGCTGGCGAAGAAGCACTTTGAATTTCTTCGCCGCCGACGGCCCCATGTTGGCCGCGTCAGCTTCGGTCAGTTCTGCGCCTTCTGGCCCCTGGTCGGCCTGATCTCCTTCATCGACGGCGGGTGACGTGGGAACGTCGGTCGGCTTCGCAGCCAGGACGTCGCCCTCGGTGTCGGCTGGGACAACCTTGAGGACGGCGTCGAGTAGGCTCGGCTTCTTTCCCGGTTCTGCCCCCGGAGTTTCCGTCGTTTGACTGGTCCCGACGGGGGACACGGCGTCGGCCGAGGGGGTCGGGACCGACGCCGGCGTGTCCGAAGAAGGTGTGCTGGGAGCGGGTAAGTTTTCTTCGGCCACGGAACGAACTCTTACTCCAAACTAATTCGGAGCGGAAGGCGGACCCGGAGGAGCCGCGTTCATCGGGGTGGGAGCCGACGATCGCGGGCTGGGTGGGGAGGGTTTGTTTGCGCCGCCCAACGGGCCTTGCGCGTTCGGGTCCGGACCCCCGGCGGGGTCCGCCGACGCGCCCGGCTGCATCCCATTCTGGGCGAGTATGCTTGGCATCCCGGCGGTGACCGCGTCGTCAAGATTGATACTATCGTCCATCCGGGAGATCGCCTGCTTGGCCATGAAAGCCGGGGTGATCCCGGGTATCTGCATCATGATCGGAGCCAAGCGTTCGAAGTTTTGGAGTTCCCTGGCCTGATCGGGGCGGCCCGAGGAACCCGCCTCGATGTCGAGGACGAGGTTGCGGGCGACGTCGCCCCTGGTCAGCGTCGGCCAGATCGCTCCGGGTCCGACGATCTCCTTCACAGTTTCCTCGGAGACGTTCAAGAGGAGGATTTGGCCCGCCGCCTGAGCCATCGCTGAAAGAGTGTCGTCGATGTCATCGATTTCGGAGCCAGTCGCCGTTGCCTTGGCTTGAGCTGCGATATTGCTTTCAGTAGCTGTTGCGCCTGCTGTCGGTCCAAGGTCAGCCGACTGGTCGCCGACGACGCGAAGGAAATCTTGGAAGACTTCCTGGGTGGCGTAGATGTTCGGGTCAACCGGCACTCCCTTGATCGCCTGCAAGACGGAATTGATATCGGTCCCCGGCTGAAGTCCAGCCACCGCGATGAGCGCGTTGACCGGCGGATTGCGGAGAACCTCGATGTCTTCCTCGGAGAGGATGCCCTCGGCGTAGGCCGTCTTCGGGCGGTTGGCGAAGCGGTGTTCGCGCAGGCCCTGGCGCGAGCGGTTCAACTCCAACTGCATCGAGCGGATCAGCATGACGTCCGACGGCGGAAAGACTTTCCCCTCGGTTTCGTTGAACGCCACCAGGAACCACGGCCAGAACGCATCGGTGTAATATTCCGGCGAGGCCGGCTCGCGCAGGAAATCCGGGTAGCCGTCGCAGACGACGTAAACCAAGCCGTCGGTCTTGTCATAAATCTCCCAGACCAGCATTTTCGACGGGTTGCTGGCGTCGCCCGACGGCCGCCCCATCAGCTCCTCGACCTGCCCGAAATCGGTCGAGCCGTCGATCGTCCGGTACTGGGTGGCGGCGCTGCCGACGTCCACTCCGTAAGTCTGCTCGATCTCGTCCTCGCTCAGGCAATACTCCTCGGCGGCCCAGCCGCAGCCGAGGAAGCTCCTCAGCGCCGTGCAATTCTTGTCGGGGATGATCGCGGTGCTCTTCGGCCATGTGAACATCAGGCCTTCGCGCAGGACGATGTCCTGCTGCGCGGCAAGGTCGGCGATCACCAATCGCATCTGCTCGACCTCGGCGGCGTTGGGCTGAAGTTCGTTGTCGGCGACGTCGGCGGATATCTGCTCGATCAAGGCGAGCTGCTGCTGAGCGTCGGCAAGTTTACTATCCAGGTCGGGGGATCGCCCCATGACCCGCTGGAAGCCGACTTTGACCCAGCCGACGCCGCTGGTCGCGGCGCGGCGGACGGTCATCTTCATCCGCGACTTGAAGCTCTGCTGCTGCTGGCTGACCTCGTACTGGTAGAGAATTTCGAGCGTGCGGGCGATCTTGTTGGCTTGGTCGACCTGCGCCTTGACCTGCTGAACGTCAGCGACGATCGCCTGCGCTTGTTGCAGCTCTTCCGGCGACGGCCCCATCGGCATGGATATGCCAGCTTGCTGGGCCATCTGCGCGAGGCCCCCCATCAGGCCGCCGGGCGCTCCGGGCGGACCCGGCGGGGGAGGAGGACCGCCGGGCGAACCCGGACTTGCACCGGCACCCGGCGGCCCAGGCGGCGTAGGGCTGGACATCCCGCCACCGCCATTCATTGCCGGAGCCGGCGGCCCCGGTTGTCCCGGCATTGCCTCCGGCGGCGCTCCGCCCGGCAGCGCGCCGCCCAGGCCAAGTTGAGAAGCGGCGACGCCGAGGCCAGCCCCGAGCATCAGCTTCTGCATCATCTCCTGGCGGGCCTGCGCCTGCTGGAGGACTTTCTGCGCGGTCTGGAAGCTCTCGATCTGGCCGTCCCAGACAGTGGCGTAGAGCTTCGGGCGCGGCTTCGCCGAGGCCTTGGGGTTTTTGGCGTAGAGAGCAGCGGTCCTTTGCTTGACATGGCGCAACGTGACGTTCGCCACATAGCGATCGTCGAGGCCGTCGTTGAAGGCCGACGCCTTGCTCTCTTCCTCCCATTGGCGGCCGGCGCAGAATTTCTGGTCGCGGATCATCTGCCGGAAAACGGGTTCCCAGTGCTTGCGGGCCGCCTTGACGTCGTCGATGCGCTTCTTGACGAGGGCCTTGCGCTTCTCGTCGAGATCGGGCGGCGCTTGCCGGGGAAGGGTCTTACCCGTGGCCGGCGTGGGTGGCCCGGGCGTGAACATGCCCTGCCCCGGATCGATCGGCGGCAGCATGCCGGGGGCCGGACCCGGCACGCCCGGAGGAGGAAAACCACCTGTCGACATCACCAACCTCCTGGGACGACTGTCCGCTTAGTCGTCTCGCGCGCAGACTTTTTCACCCAGCCCAGCGTCCCCGGCTGCGGACCCGCCGGGGCCGGCTTCGGCTTGCGGTTGGGAACATGGATGCCGAGGCCGAGGCCGATCCAGGAGATGAAATCGACGAAGTCGTCGTGGGTGCCGTAGGGAAACTTCAGCAGCTCATCGCGGGCCTCGGCCCACCAAGGCGCGAATGAAGGAAAATAGACCATTCGCATCGCCATGCGACCATTGATGGCCTGGGCGCGGGTCTTTTTGTCGTGCGTCGGGGTAACCTCCATGACGCTGCAAAAGATCGAGCGTTCGAGCATGCGCTTTCTCAAAAACGGCCCGATCGACTTCGAGATGTGGCCTTTTTCCGCCCACCAATAGAGCGGCTTGTAGAGGGCCATCAGGTCGATCATGTGCTCGACGACGTAGTCGGTCGAGTACCTTCCCCAGACGAGCTGCGGCATGACCCATATATTCTGATCCTTGTCCAAGCCGATCACGCCGCAGCAGGTCTTGTCGCGCTCTTGGGCGAGGGAAACCGCGTGATCAGACGCCGCGTAGAAGCGCAAATCCTCTTTCGGCGGCATCTCGTTCTTGGAGTAGGTCATGACGCAATCGCCGGGGAAGAAATTCCCGGCGTCCGGCGTCGGCGATCCCTGGTAAAGGGCCTGGAAACCGCGCGGGTCGGCCTCGCGCAGGTCTTCGAGGTGCTCGACCGGGAAACGTTCCGGCCAGAGGGCCTCGCCCACCTTCCTGCCGATCGGATCGTTGTCCTTGGCGATCGCCGGAAGGTCGATTATCGACCATTTCTTCGCTTCGGTGAGGACGTAGCAGGAATTGGTCTTGTCGGTCAGCCGGCCGACGAGGTCGTCTTCGTGCCAGCGGGTCTGGATGATGATTATCCAGCCTTTATAGGTCACCAGACGCGACCGCATGACCTGCGTGTACCATTTCCAGACTTTTTCCCTGACCGTTGGGCTATCAGCCTCTGTTCGATCCTTGATCGGGTCATCAATGATAAGCCCGATGGCCCCGCGCCCAGTAATCGAGCCACCTCGCCCGGTGAAAAACACTTTTCCGCCCGTTTCGACCTCGATGCGGTCGACCGAGGCAGTGCGAATGCTGATTTCGGGGAAAATCTGCTTGAAGACCGGGTCTTCGATCGTCGCCATGACCTCACGGCCGAAATCCCAACTGAATTTCTCGTTGTACGAAGCCGAAATGATGCTGTCGCGGGGGTGCTTGCCGACAAACCAGGGCGGAAACAGCCGCGAGGCCAGCTCGGACTTGCCGTGACGCGGCGGGCAGTTGATTATCAGGCGTCGGAGCCTTCCCGCCTCAACCTCTTCCAAGGCCGCCGCGATGACTTCGTGATGGATTGCCGGCTTGTAGACCGAGAAATCAGCATCGTCGGCGTGGTCGGGGTCCGGGTGCATCGCCTTGGCGAACCCAATCAAGGAGTTTCGCGCGGCGATGCCCGTTTTCCGCCTTTTCAGGGCCTGGAAATACCTGATTTCATCGGCCGAGAGCTGTCCCATCAGGCGACGGCGATCCCGTTCGAGTTGACGGTGGTGGTTTTCCCGGCGACCGTCGCCGTGACGGCGCAAGAAACCGTCTTGCCGCTGTCGGCAGCCACCAGAAGGTAAGTCTGCGCCGTCGCACCGGCGATCGCCACCCCGTTGCGCAGCCACTGAAAAGTATATGTCGGCGCTTGTATCCAGGTGCCGACAGTTACTGCCAGGGTCTGCCCGACGACCCCCGTCCCGGACGCCACCGGCGGCGTGATGTTGATCGGCACGCCGCTCTCGTAGGCCTGATCGACGACCCCCAAATACGGCTTCATCGCCCGCGTGACGATCTTCTGGTGGGTCTGGATGAAGGTCACCTCGGGCGAGGTCAGCGCGAACGGCTCGACCCCCGGCGCGAAAGCGACAGCGTCTTCTTTTTCCTTAGCGGTGGCTCTTGTCACGGTCGTGCTCCTTGTGCGCCGGCGCTTTCTCTTCCTTCGGCGCTTTCTCTTCCGGCGCAGGCTCGAACGGCGACTGCGACGGCGGCGGCCCCGACGAGCCGCCGGCGGGCGGGGCCTGCCCGCTCTCGTCAAGCTCGGGGGTTTTCGGCTCGGGGGTTTTCTTCTCAGTCGACATCATCGCTCTCCTGTCGAGTTCACGTTCCCGGCGCTTGACCGCGCCACCAAAAGCAGCCGTTTCAGCTATCCCCGTCACGCACCCTGGATGACGAAGCCGAAGACCTTCCACCCCAGCAAAAACAGCAGGATGAAAAAGATCAGGGCGTTGGCGTGCAGCGCCCACGGATAGGCGGACCCCGCCTGCCAGTAGAAAATCCATGAGAAGAACCACAGCACCATGACCAGCCAGAAAATAAATCCGATGGACATCACGGCGTCTCCTCTGCGGTGACGTTGATCTTCTCGCTGTAGAAAGCCCGCAGGAGAAGGTGGTCTTTCGCACTGTGGATGATCGGGCCGATGATCGACGCCGTCGGGCTGGCCTCGACCAGCTTCTCAAGCTCGCGGACAAACTCCCGGATTTCGTCGCCGACTTTCGACATCAGACATTCTTTCTCCGCCGCCAATGGCCGAACATGCCGAGGCCGGCAAGACCCGCC